TTACCCGGCTCAAGATCACCCAGGACCACGCCGATCCCGGCCTCGCCGCGGACTTGGCCGCGATTCAGACCGAGGATCCAAACTGGTACGTTGTGACGTATCCGTTCCCGTCCAAGGCCGTGATCACGGCGCTGGATACGTTCACGGAGGCGAACGGCCTCAAGATTGCGATCTGTGCGACGCAGGATAGCGACGTGGCGCAACTCGCCGTTGCCAACGACACGGGCGGCGCGCAGACCATCGCGGGCGCTCTGCTCGGCGCCGCATTCCGCACCTCACTGTGGTACCACGCGAAAAGTGAGGAATTCATCGACGCGGCGATCATCGGCGCACGGCTGTGGACAAACCCCGGTTCCGAGTCGTGGGCCTTCGCGCCGCTCGCTACCGTGACGGTTCAGCCTCTCACGCAGACGCAGCGGAACAACCTGATCGCGAAGTACGTGAACTTCTACGAAACCATCGCCGGAGTGAACGTCACGAGCAACAACGGCAAGGTTTCGGGGAACGAGTACATTGACGTTATCCGTTTCCGCGATTGGGTACAGGTCACGATCCAGGGTGCCGTAGTCGCCGCGCTCATTGCCGCGGGGCAGGCCGGCAACAAAGTCCCCTATACGGATCTCGGCATCGGCGCAATCACGCAGGCGATCCGCGGCGTGCTCTTGCAGGGTGTAGACGTGGGAGGCATCACGGACGGCACGATCCTAATCACCTTCCCGCTGCGGAAAAACGTCGCGCCCGCGGACAAGGCATCGCGCACGCTCAACAACGTTCGTTTTTCCTGCACGCTTGCCGGCGCGATTCAGGCCGTCAACATCCAAGGCGTACTTGTCAGCTAGAGGAAATCATGGCCACTCGCACCTACGATCCGAAAAATGTTGTTTTGTCTTTTGCCGGAACTCCGATCCAGGGGTTCGGGCCTGACACCTTCATCGAGGCAGAGCGCGACTCGGACGGCTACACGGACGTCGCTGGCACTTCGGGCGAAGTGGCGCGCGCTAAGTCAAACGACCATCGAGGGAGTATCAAACTCACGTTGCTTGCAACGAGTCCTTACGTGGACAAAATGTCGGCACTCGCGCTCGCGGACGAGCAGACCGGATCGGGCATTGCAGCCGTCGAACTGAAAGAGTTGAACGGCACGACCTTGATTTCCGGCACGGACGGATGGATCAAAAAGTTTCCGGGCGTCAAGCGCGCCAAGGAAGTGGCAACGGTTGAGTTCGAGATCCGCGTCGGTGAGATGAAGGTGTTCGTGGGCGGTATGCTTTCGTAAGGGAGCACCATGCTCGAACCCCAAACGAGGGAGATTGACGGCCTCACGGTCACGGTGCAGCAATTGCCCGCGATGCGTGCGTTCAAACTCCTGCACAAGATCCTCAAGGCCGTTGCGCCGTCCGCCGCAAAAGCACTGGCCTCGGGCGACATGAAAAACGTTTCCTCCGGAAATCTTTCCGAGGCGGCCGAAATCCTTTTCGATCGGTTGTCCGAGGATGATCTGGCCGCGGTCACTCGCCAGTTGCTTGACATGGCCTTTGTGACTGCCGAGGGCGAACAGCGCCCGGCCCGAAACGGCGACCTGTTACACAGCGCGTTTGACGGGCGAGTGGGAACGCTAATCAAAACGATTGCTTTCGCCTTGGAGGTAAACTACGGCGATTTTTTAGCCGTGTTGAAAAGCGCGGCAAAGAAACTGCCGGGGAAGGCGAGCCCATCCGCGCCCCTGACAGAATCCTCGAAACCTGGGGTTGTCACAGGCTCATAATCGAAGGCGCCGCGACGTTGCAGGAGCTAGAGACTTGGTACTCAATCAATGACGTGGCCGACGAAAACGCAGCGCTCGATGCCTACCAGAATGCAAGAGCGCGGGCAGAGGAAAGGGCACGCAAAGGGAAATAGATGGCAGAAGGACTCTCACTCAGGGAATTGTTCGTTGCCATCGGCCTTGAGATAGACGAGGGGGCTTTCTCGAAGGTAGAGGGAGCAATCGAGCACATCAAGGAAGGGCTCTTTGCGCTCGGCACGATCGCCGCAGCCGGCGCCGCCGCTTTTGGCCTCTACGAACTCGGTAAGAGCACGGCCGAGGCGGGTGAGGAAATCTTTCGTGCCTCGCAGCGGCTAGGGATCTCCACCGATGCCGTGCAGGAGTTCCGGCACGCCGCGATCATCACGGGTGTTCCGGTAGAGGCTTTGGAAATGGCCATTACCCGACTGTCGGCCGCGGCGGGCACTTCCCTCCTGCATCCATTCGATGATGCGGCCGTGATGTTTAGCCGGTTCGGCATCCACGTCCGCGATTCGAACGGACACCTAAAGACGGGCGACGAATTGCTGGAGGCTGTCGCCGGGCGCTTCGAAACGCTTTCCGACGCTGAGAAACCGGCGGCGCTGCGCGCGTTAGGGTTCGGCCGGGCCGGCGCGCAGTTGCTGCCATTTTTGAACAAGGGCGCGGCCGGCATCAAGGAACTGCGCGAGGAAGCCCACAAGCTAGGCGTTGTGTTGAACGCGGACGCGATCACGGCGGCCAAGAAATTCACACTTGCGCACCGCGAGCTATCGGAAAAATTGCGCGGCTTCAAAAACCGCGTAGGCGTGCCTATCCTCAACGCCCTGAACGATATACACGACGGCCTAGAAAAGTTTTTCGCGCAATTCACGGCGGCGCAAATTGAGCAGGCGATCCGCGCCGTGGCCTACGCAATCGGCTTTCTGCTTTTGCCCACCCTGATCGAAATGGCTGCGGCGACGATTGCGGCTGCGGTTCCCGTCGTGGCGATGGCGCTGGCCTTCGTGGCGCTCGCCTTGGCGATCGATGATGTGAGCACGTACATCGAGGGCGGGGATTCCCTTCTAGGGCGCGCGATCGCGAAATGGGAAACCTTCGCGGGCGTGCTCGAAATGGTGCGCGTGGGGGTCGATGCCGTGCGCTTCGCTTACCTACTGCTCACGACCTACGCCGCGGGCGGCACCAAAATGGACTTTCTGAAAAAGTTTTTCAGCGGCGCCGTGTCGAACACGGCAAAAGAGGAATACGCGGACGCGACCTACAAGGCCGCCGCGGCGCAAATGAATTTCGGTGCCGGCGCCGCGCCCCCCGTAACGGGCGGACAAAACTACGTCCACGCGCCGCAGTTCCAAGTACAGATCGACGTGGACGCCTCGGGCAATGCCAGCCCCAAGGAAGTAGCCACCAAGACGCGCGCGCAAATCGAGGAATGGTGGGATTCGACCATGCGTGACGTAGAGGGCGCGACCCCCGGTTACGGCGTTTTGAGGCAGAGTCCATAGATGGCAATCAATCTCATATCCAAGAGCAAGCACGGTAAGATCGCGCTTCTGACTCTCGATGCCGTCGAAAAGGAGACGCACCATTCCTCCGCGGAGGCTACCGATAGCCCCGTCGAGGAAGGCGTGGCGATTACCGATCACGTGCGCCCGAAACCCGACGAAGTGATGATCGAGGGATGGGTCACGAATACGCCCATTCCCCCGCCCGGCTCTAGCTCGCTGTTCCTTCCTGGCCTCGCCGAAAATGCTTACGCGGATTTGCTGGATTTGAAAGACAATCCCCGCCTCGTAACTGTGGTCACCTCGCTGCGGACTTACGAGGATGTGGTATTGATCGATCTGCAAGTGCCGCGGGACGCCAAGACGGGCGAGGCGCTACACTTTACGGCGCAGTTCAAACAGATTCGCATCATCACGAACGAAACGATTATCGTAACGCGCAGTGAGCCAAAAACAAAACAGTTGACCGATCTGTCCAAGAAGGGCGCCACGAACACCCCAGCCGCCGTGGACAAGAAAGGCTTGGCGATTGGCATCCTCAAACAGATCGCGCCCAATCAACTGCAAAACGTGCTGCCTGCGGTACAGTAAATGAGTGTCACGCTTCCATTGCGGCCGGACTTGGCCAACTATCAATTTCAGGTCGAACTCGATGCCGTGACCTACGGCTTTCGACTCTTCTGGAATGAGCGCGATCCGTCGTGGGTGTTTGACATTACCGACGTGAGCGGGAACGAAATCGTTTCAGGGGTAAAGGTCGTGGTGGGCTTCCCGCTCGCCAAGCGCTTCGCCCATCTTGCGCTTCCGCCCGGTGTGCTGATTGCATTCGACACCTCGGGAATGCACCAAGATCCTGGGGGTCCTGTGGTAACGTCCACGGGCGACCTGACAAGCGACCTAGGGAATCGCGTACAGATCCTCTACTTCCCTGCCAGCGTGTTCGCTTCGAGCTAGTCATGGCCGGCCTGTCGGGAACACTGACACGGAAAGGGCCGCCGCTCTTTCAACGCAAGGTGCGACTGATTGTCAATCCGCCCGGCGCGGCCGGGCTATTGATCGAGAATTTGCACGTTCAATTCAAGGTCCGCAAGACGCTGGAAAAAGAACCGAACAGCTCGGAGATTAGCATTTTCAATCTCAACGAGGATCACCGGGCCGCGCTCACCGTAGCGCGCGGCTACCCCGTCATTCTGGAGGCCGGCTACAAAGACACGATCAGTCAGATCGCCTCGGGGGACTGTCGCATCGCCGATCCTGTGCGTGAGGGCGGGGATTGGATCACCAAGATCCAGATCGCCGATGGCTGGCGCGCGTTTAATTACGGTTTCGCAAATCAGTCGTTTTCCGCGGGATCCTCCGCGGCCGATGTGATTGTGTACGTGATCAATCAGCTAGGGCTCGATTCGAACGATGCCACTGCCGTGGTACGCGCCAACGTCGCGGACAATTTTTCACAGGGTTACGTCGCCTTTGGCCCGGCCGCGAAGGTACTCAACGACCTTCTAAAAGGCCGCGGGCTGTCCTATTCGATTCAGCACGGCCGGCTACA